GGCGTCGCGCTTCGACACGCACGACGATGCGAGGACACGGGCCGCGGCGGATGTGGCGGGCGCGCTGCCGCGCCGGAGACTGGAGCGGGTGAAGGGAATCGAACCCTCGTCGTAAGCTTGGGAAGCTGTGCAAGGAATGGCTTAACCATGCGGGTTTGCAGCCGTTTTCTGATCCACAAAACACGCTTGATCCTGCCGCTAAGACCCAGTATCCATGCGGGTTCAAGAAAATTTGTGGAGCGGTTTTTTCGTGCTTTATTGCTGGCGGGCTATACTCTCGCGTGCGACACGGCACGCACGGATGCCGACATCAAAACGCAACATGAAAATTGTTATTGCAGTTCTTTTAGGAGCTGTCTGCGCCAGTACTGCCAGCGCATCAGATAAAGACACGTTACGAGACGCATGCTCAGCGCTCAAGCCGGCATCAAAAAAATCTCAATGTTTTGATGCGCTGGAGCGCCTTGCCCCGGCGCAGGCTCCATCGTCATCTCAAACAAAATCCATTGATCAACCGAAAATGCTCATGGTTAACTTCAGGGCTTACGAATGTCAGAAATTTGAGTTCAGCGAACTCGATTCGTTCGATAGGTCAAATCTGGAAGCAGCAATATGTAGTTTCGACGCTGGCAATCGTATGTCGACAGAATCATCGGATGCATTCATCGCGAAACAGTCGGATCCGCGCATCAAGGCTGGATTGCTACAGCGACAAATAGGAAAAATGGAGCAGTGCAGAAATGAACGCACAAAGGCTTTCGATCTCTTCACTCGCAAATTTCCAGACGCTATGCCCGATTGTACTAAGTTGCCAGGAAAGTTTGCGACCCCGCCTAAGGATTCGGCTCCTCAGTAAATCGAATCAGGGAGCTCGACTTTGCGAGATGTGCTGGCGTAGCCACGAATCTATCAGCGCTCCAACGCATGATGCACGTCATCTTGCGATTACTCTGCCTCGCCCCGCTCGCGAACGTTCGGAGCTCGATTTGATGGGTGCGCGGTGACCGTATGAATCGTCACTTGCAGCCGTTCGAGAGAGAACGGCTTTTCAAGGATGGCATCACATGGAAGGATCTCAGCGGGATCATATTTCCACGATGCCGTTAGTATGATGGGAGTACCAGGCTGCATGGTGCGCACCATCCAGGACAACGACGGTGCGCCGTTGAACGCGCTCGGTGCGCGGTCGAGTAACACCACATGGAAACGAGTGCGCGACACAGCGGTGAGTGCTTCGGCAGGATCGGAGACGGCCGTTACCTCAAGATCACTTAGTTCCAGCATCTGCTGAATGACCCACCGTGTGTCGCCGTCAAGCTCAAACAAGAGTGCTTTCATTTCTACCATCACTATTTATCAATGGCAGGATCTTAGCACCTTGCTCACGGGCCCGGACTCGGCCATGCCTCGATCAGCGTTCGCTTTTCGCTGTTGAGTCGCTCAGCCTCTTCTGCCACTTCCGCGCGTCGTCCTTGGCACTCTGCAAGTAGCTGCCCGTAGGTGCTGGTGAGCGCACGGAGGGCAGCGGCGGAATAGTCGGGCACTGCCCGGTCCACCCGGGCGATGGTGTCGCGCAGGCCGCCAGCAGCAGCGGCAGCGCTGGCAGCCAGGTTGCGTATCGTCTCGTCACGTTTTGCTCCATCGGTTGTGGCTGCCTGCAGGCGTGCCTGCCAGTCCGCCGTCTGCGCGGCCGCGGCCGCCTTGTCGATCTCGATCTGCTTGTCCCATCGGGCCTGGACCTCGTGCCGGCCGATGTCGCGCTCTTGCTCCAGGAACTTGTGCACGCCCACCGCAGCGCCGGCGGCCAAGCCGCCGATCACCACGATTTCGAACAGCAGCTTGTATCGCGCCACCGCGGCCGCGATCATGGCTGGGACACCATGTCGTACTGCTGCAGCTGGCGGCCGTCCATCACGGCAATCAGCGTCGCCGCGTAGTTCGGGTCCGTGGCGTAGCCGGCGGCGGCCACCGCGCGCGCCCAGCCGGCGCCGGTCTTCTCGTTGAAGCAGCGGGCATAGCGCGGGTTCCTCAGGAAGAACTGCGCGCGGTCTTGGATGCTGTCCGACCAGCTTGGATATGCACGGAACTTGTCGGTGATGGCGATACGCGTACCCTTGATGACCTCGTGTGTCGGGACATCGACTGTTGGGCCTTTCCAGGCCGTGTCCGCCTTGATGCCGAACAGGTTGTTGCCGCGCACGCGCGCGCCCCAGCCCGTCTCCAGCGCGGCCTGGGCGATCGTGAACGACGCGGGGATGCCGCTCGTGCGCTGGCACAGGCGCGCGCCCGGCAGCATCTGGTCGATGAATTCGGCGGGCGTCATCAGAGGGCATCCTTCACGGTTTTGACGGCCTGAGCGCCGTCAGCGATGATTTCGGTGATGTCGGCGTTCTTCTTCTTGTCGATGTACGCGAACAGCGCACGTACGATCAGCCAAGCCGGCAGGCCACACGCGAAGCACACGCCGATCAGGCCCATCAGGCCGATGACGTTCTCTGCCCAGTGCTGCCAACCCATGTACGACGCCAGCGCTGAGCCGCCGCAGATAGAGCCAACGATGGTGGTGATCAGGGCGACGTGCCATTCCGGATCCGTTTTTGGTTTGGTCATGGTCATGACGACATACGTCGCCAAGCCGGCGCCGATACCGCCGACGCCAGCCAGACCGCCGATGATCTTCCAGCCTGCTACGCCGACAGCTGCGCCGGAAATTGGTTCACTCATGTTTTGCGCCTTCATTTGGTAGGTGCGGAAAAAGAAAAACCCGCCGAAGCGGGTTGGTTGATGAAGCTGAGGGCCGCATGCAGCGTCCCGGGATCGAATCGCTCGGGATCTGGAATGCGGAGGGCGGCCGCGACCGCCTCGGAGCAAAACCACTTGCGCTTGTCGTCGCCGACGGCCGACAGCACGAAGTGCACGTTCCCGAGCAGGTCGTACGCCGCGCCGTCGTGCTCGTCGAACCACGCCAGCGCCGGCACCGCCAGCGCATCAGGCAGGTCGACGAAGTCCCACAGTGCCGGGTCGAACGTGAACCATTTGAACCGCACGCCGCCGTCCATGTACGACGAGGAGGCAGCCTGGCTGTCTGCGCCCGGGCCGCCATCGAAGAAGATCAGTTCGACGTGCGAGTACGGGCTCCGCGTCCACCAGCGCACCAGGCGGTTGTAGATGCCGGCCATGCCGAGGTGCGTGCCCTTGTAGAACGCTGCTTTGAACTTCGCCATCAGATCTCCTCGATTTCGATGGTGGTTGAGTAAGCCGTGGCGAACTGGATCGCCACGTCGGAATCTTTACTGCGTCGGCCGTAAATCATGTGGTCGCGCTCAAGCGCCAGGTCGGACATCTCGGAAAACACGCTGACCAGCACCGGATACGCGCGGCTGTTGCGCAAGATGTTCGCGCACGCCGCGCGGTCGACGGCCGGCATCACCGAGAGGTCGATCGGCACCCGGCGGTATTGATAACCCGCGTTCGCGCCTTGGTCGCCGGCATCCGTCCTGTATAGCTCGGTCGTGTCGACGACGGTCATTGACGCGTTCGACGCGTTGTACGCCGGCGACCAGTACGGGCCCGCCACCAGGCGCGCGGCCTCGATGTAGCCTTGCAGGTTGCCCGCGTCGACGATGTCTACGGCCAGGCCGTACGCCTGCAGCGCCGCCGGCAGCCATGCGCGCGCGCAGGCGCCGCCACCGAAGGCGTATGCGCTGGCTGCCTGCGCCGCAGTCCAGCCGCGCGGACGGAGAGCCGGCGCCGGGCACGCCAGCTGGGCGCCGCTGTCGTAGGCGTACGACTGCCAGGTGTCGATGTAGCCGAGTGGCCGCGTGCCCGGGTAGTACGAGGTGACGCCGCCCGCCTCCAGCTGCGCGAACGCCACGTCGACCGCGTCGCCGGACGTCGCGATCAGCACGTCGACCAGGGCGCTGGTACCGGTGACGCCGCCGTCGTTGGCGTATCGCGTCCAGCCGGTCGACAGGCCGGCCAGCGGGATCCACGCCGTGTTCGCCGCGTTCCGAATGGACACAGGGCCCGAGCCGGTGCGGCGCCGCACGAAGATCGACGAGGCGTTGGCGCCGGCCGCGACCGTGCGCGCCTGCTTGATCTCGCCGTTCGCCGCCGTCGCGGTCAGCGTAGTGCCGCTGTTCGTGCCGTCGGGCCCGGCGACGCCGGCCGCCACGGACAGGTTCGTCTTCGTCCATGCCGCGTTCGTGAAATCGTTCGGCGCCGTCAGCACGTTGGTCGCCGGCAGCTCGTTCGTCACGCGCACACGCATCGTGGCCGTGGGCGACAGGTTGCAGAACGGGAGCGCGACGGCTTGGATCGTCTCCGCCGCCGGCCAGGCCGCGTAGATCGACGCTGCCGGCCCGGTCGCGCGCCACACGTCAGACTTCCGGTCCGTCAGCAGGTTGGCGACGGCCAGCGCGCCGGCCGTGCTGCTGGCGGTCACAGTCGCGCGATCGGCCGCGTTGTCGTAGACGATGCGCATGTTGCTCATGCAGTTCCTTTCATGAGGTTGGACAGGTCGTCGGAGAACTGCGCGGCGCGCACGGCGACGTCGCCGTTGCCGGCGGCGTGGCGCACGTCTTCCTTCGCGCATAGGCGCAGCTCGCGGATGGCGTCGAGCACGCCGTACCAGCGGTCGGCGGTGACGATGATGTCGTCGGCAGCCTGGCGCGCAGTCCAGCCGTCGCGACGCTTCGCCTTGGCCCAGCTGGCGACACACGACGGGACATCCTCGTCCGGATAGCCGTCCGCCTTGAACGCCCGCGCCTGCGCCTCCGCGCGCTGGTACTCCGTCGTGTTGGTCTGGCGCGCGATCACCTCCATGCGCGCCACGTCGGCCGCGGTGTCGATCGAGGCAACGGCGTCGGCGACCGCGTCGACCAGCGGCTGCACGTCACGCCACACGATTTGCCCGTTAATGAGGTACGCCATCTCGGTGTCGCGCCGCCCGTCTCGCGTGAACGGCTCGGGCGGGTCGACCAGGACCGTGCCGTACGGGGCATCGTGCTGCGGAATGACGGGCCCGTCGTCCGGGTCGTCCTGCCACATGCACCCCGTGATCAGGTTGTCCGTTTCGCGGACAGTCAAAAAGCACTTGTTCATCAGGCCTCTGCTCCAGAACCGAATTGAATAGAAATGCGCACGCTCGCCCGGGCCGTGGCGCCGGTGGCGATGTCCGTCACGGTGACGGAGGCGCTGGCGTAGTACCAGCCCGCCGAGCACTGCGCGGTGATCGAAAGGGACGCGTTGGACAGGAGCCCCGTGGCGTTGATGGCGTTGCTGCCGCCGCCGGTGTCGGAGTTGAAAACCCACTGGTAGCTGTACCCGCTGGCGCCCGAGCCACCGGACAGGCTCACGCCAATGCCGGTCGACACGCGCACGTTCGGTGTCTGGTTCGTGATTCGAACGGGCGCGATCGACGCTGAGAACGAGGTCGTCATCTTCGCGTTGATGAGGGCCGGGCTGATCAGCGTCAGCTGCCCGTTTTCGAGCGTGAGGCCAGGTGCGTAGATGTTGCCGTTGGCGTCGATCTGAATGTATTTTCCGGAGTAGTAGTTCCCGAGTAAGACTCCACTTGGACCAAAATACGTTCCAGTCGGCCAGTTGCCATTCGAGTCCTTCTCAGGCCATCCGTAACCGTTGAATCCACCTGAGCACAACGCCGAGCTGGACAAAGTCATACCGCCGATCGAGCCGGCTAGAGCGTAGACTGTGCCTGCAAATGCAGCGCTACCAGTCGCCGCATCGAGGCTGAACGTAACGTTGCCCGTACTGTTGTACCCGATGATGCCAAGCCGGTTGATTCCGATGCCGAATCCCCCGGTGCGGTTGCCATTTCCGTCCCACGTCAGCGAACCGGCAGACAACCCAGCGCCGCCGGCCAGCACGTTCTGTGCGTTGGCCTTGAGCTTTTGAGCGAGGCCATTTACAGGATCCGCGATTGCCGAATTTGCGGCCGCCGCCGCGGTGGCATTCGCTGCGGACATAGCATTCACCAAAGCTTGCTTCGCGAGATAGTAATCCGAGAACCGAACGCTGAACACGCCGCCATCAATTGCCGTATCCGTCGAATAGTCCGTGAATCCCGAGCCGAGAGACACGAGATAGTTTTGTAGCGCCGTGAACTTGGCCGCATATGCACTACTGTCCACGCCCTGAGCACCGGCTTGGTTTTGCAGCCCTGCCCGCTCGTTATAAATCACACCCCACGCCTGATTCGCCGCCGGCTTTTCTCCCTTCGATAGCACACTGTCGCTACTGATGTTGTTGATCGCTGTGATAGCGGCATCGGCAGTTGCTTTTGCCGAATCAGCAAACGCCTTGTTCGCTGCCGCCATCGTATTGGTCAGGGCAGCTTTGGCCAGGTAGTAGTCCGAAAAGCGCGTATTGAACGTGGAGCCAACAATTACCGTGTCTGTCGAGTTGTCGTTGAAGGCAGTACCCAAACTGCTGAGGTAGGATTCCAGCGCATCAAACTTAGCTCGGTATGCACTGCTGTCCACGCCCAGCGCACCTGCTTGAGTCTGCAGGCCGGCGCGCTCGTTGTAGATAACGCTCCACGCCTGTTGGGCGGCCGGCTTCTCGCCCCTCGACAAGACGTTGTCGCTGCTCATATTCGCGATAGCCGCGTTTGCGGCACTCGCTGCCTGAGCCGCATTGCTGATACCGTTCGTGACACTTGACGGGATGTAGGCGTCTGCGAGCGGCGCGCCGATTCCAATAATTGGATTGCCCTGCAAGTCACGTACCACGAGGCCGTTTGTGTTGATCGCTGCGGCCTGGATAGATCCGGTCACGAATAGGCTGCCGTCGTACACGCCGCCGAGCGCGGCCCAGGTCGAGCCGTCGTACTTCTTCGTGAGAGCGTACGTGGTCCCGTTCGAGATCGTGACGACGTCGCCGGCGATGGCAACGCCACCTGGGCACGCCGCCTTGGCGACGGTGTCAGACCAGCCACCGCCGGTGGCGTAGTAGACGCCGGCGCCGCGCGTGCCGTTTTGGCCAGGCTGGCCGCTCTGCCCATCCGACACTAGGCCGACGATGCACGAGCCCTGCACCGGCGTACCGGCGTTCGCCGCGGTAACGGTCACGATCGCGAGCGTCGACGTCATGTCGGCATAGGCGATGTCGGCAGTCGTCGCGGTGATGTTGCTCAGCTTGGCGCCCTGCACCGCGAACGTGAACGGGCCGTCGCACAGGATCGTCGTCACCGAGATCCGCACGTAATCCGGCCCGTGGCTGCCGTCGGCACGCGCATAAAAATTGCTGCTCGACGGCGTCGGCACGACGGCCACGCCGGCGGTGGTCAGCTTCCTGACGCTGGCCGCCTGCAGCAGCACGTCGCGATCATTGACAATTGCCGCCATCAGACGGTCACCTCCAGGGTTGAACGAAGGGTGCTCCAGTCGACCGTGCGCGAGGTCACGATGCCGACCTTGCCCGCGGCCAGGCCGAAGCGGTTACTGAAAAGCTTCACCGCCTGGCCCAGCTCGACGAGCAGCTGATCCGGCGTCGCTTCGAAACGGTACGTCGTGCGCGGCACCTTCACGATGTCGCGCCGACGATCCGCCTCGGCCTGCGCATCGGTTTTGCGCAGCAGGCAGGTTTCCACCAGATCGGGCTCGGCGTCGAGCTTGTACGTGGCCTGGACGCCGGCATCTACCGACGTCACCGACAGCCAGGGCTGCCCGTACATGGCCTTGTGCGCCGGCGGCAGCGACGTCTGCAGGTTGTCCTGCTCGGTCCAGTTCCGGCAGTAGCCGATCTTGACGGCCGCGGCCACGATCGTTCGATTGGCGATCGTGATACTGTCGTCCAACTGCTGCGACGGCCTGATCTCGGTCGTTGCCGACGTCGGGATCGCGAATTGGATCAGGCGCAGCTTGCCGGTCATCGACGGAACCAACTGGGCGCCGACGCTGCTGGCCAGTTGCTGGCACGCGACGAGCACGTTCGTCCGCTCGGTCAGCCACAGGCCGACCGGCTGCTGGTTCGCCGCGTCGAACGCCGCGAGCTGGGCGCCATCGAGATCCGCCGCGGTAAAACGGGTCGTTGCCTTCCCATACTGCGTGACCAGGCACTGCACGAGTTGGCTGATCGTGTTCACGTATACGCCGTTGTAGCGCACGCCCTGCGCGCTGCACGTGACCTGGCCGGCGCCGACCGCCGCATTGAACGTGAAGCGGCCAGCGGCAAGATTTACGGTGACGTCACGCGGAACGCCGTCCAGCCGAGTCTCGATCAGCCGCTCGTTGCCGCCGAAAGCGTGCTCGTTCGTGTTCGGGTTCGTCTGCGGGGGCGCGATGTTGTGGCACTCGCCCAGCAGCACCGGAACCAGCGCGTCCGGATTGGTCGCGCTGCCGCCGATCTTCACGTCCGTAACCGGCGTGTTCAGACGCTCCAGCTTGTTGGTCAGGAGCAGGTTGAGCCGGTCGCGCGACTTACAGGCGATGTCGATGACCGTGCCGGCGAAGACCTGGCGGAAGTCCGCCCTACTCCACCGCACGTCACCGACGAAGACGTTCACCGGCTGGTTGACCCACACGTCATCGAGCCACGCATCCAGCGAGCCGTCTGCGTTGTAGAGTTCGATGTCGCCGGCCGACAGGCTGGCTTCCGAAACCATCGAAATCGACTCGGTCACCTGGAGGCCGCCGGCCACGACGGCCAGATACGGCGTCGTGGCCGAGCCGATGAACGCGTCGGTCGAGAGGTAACGGGTGACGTCGACGCCGGCGCTTTTGGCGCCGACTTCGAACAGCGTCACCCGCTGCGCGCTGGAGTCACCCAGCCACGCAGCAAATTGCGCATCAGTTATCAAACGATTTTCCTCACTGCGGCTTTAAGTCGCCATTCGATGTCGGCGTCGGACTGGCTGTTGCCGGCCACGACCTTGTCCGCTGCCTTGTCCGTACTCGTCGCGAGCGTTTTGATGACGTCCCCAGTCTGCTGCTGCGCATCGGCGCGACGGCCTTTCGCCTCGGCCAGCAGATCAGCCACTTGCCCGCGCAGCGACTTGATCTCGTCCACGAGCGGCGTCATGTTGCTGGTGCCCATGGTCGAGTAGTCGATTGGCGCGGCCGCGGCGCTTACTGCGCCTTCGCCAGAGGTTGCCGGCAGGAACTGGCCGCCTTGGGCGATCACCTTCAACGTCGCACTGATGTCCGCCAGGGTTGCCGACGAATCGTTCAGCGCATCCAGGCTGGCCTGGGCGACGTCGACCTGCTGCGCCGCCCATTTGGCCAGGTCGTCGTTGGCGTGCATGACGGCGGCCAGGTCGGACGAATACTGCGAGTCGCCCGCGTTCAGCTTTTGCGACAGCGTCAGGAAGGTCTGCTCGATCGCCTGCAGGTTGCCCTGCGCGGTCGTGTCGCCCGCGGCGGCCTGCTGGCGGGTCAGTTCGAACTGCCGGCGCGCCTCCGCGTACTGCTGCTCGGGCGTGAGCGTCGACAGGCTGCCCAGCGACAGGCTGTTGTTCAGCCCGGCCGCCGTCGCACCAAACGACTTCAACTGCGTCACCAGGCTGCCCAGACTGGCCTTGGCCGCATCCTGCGCGTCCTTGACCTTCTGGGCCGCCTGCACCTGATCGAACAGCGCCTTGTTGCTGTCGTCGAGCGCCGCGCGCTGCTTGGCCAGCAGCTGGGCCGACGTCAACGTCAGCTGGTCGTACTGGCTCTGCAGGTCCTTACGCTCGTCCGCGATGTCCTGCGCCGACTTCGTCGTATCGACGATGGCCTCGTGGGTCGCCGCAAACGCCTGCTCCAGGTTCATCAGGGCCGCGTACGTCTGCTGCCCTGCCGTCGTGGTCAGGTTGAGGCCGGCCACCACGCCGGCGAACTGCTGACGTGTCGTGACCCAGCCCAGGCCCATCTGGGCCAGCGAGTCGGTCACGTACTTCTGCACCGGCGCCAGCTGCTGCGCCGTGGTCAGGAAGTTCTTGGCATAGTCGGCCGTCTTCGATTGGAAATCGTCGATGCCGCCCAGGAGGCTGATCAGGTTCTCGCGCGCCGCGATCGACTGCACGCCGACTGCGCCGAACGTCTTGCCGATCGACTGCAGCGACGCGTCGACCTTGGCATAGTCCGACGCCACGCGCACCAGCGTCTCCAGGTAGCCCTCGCCGACCTGCTGAAACTGCTGCAGGCCCGCGACGCCGAACGACGCCATCTGGTCGCCGAGCTTGGAAAATACCGCCTCCAGCGCCTTCTGCAGGTCGTCGCCTTTCAAGTCCTTCAAGCTGACCTTGCCGATGTCGATGACGAAAGTGTTCAGCTTGGCCGAGAACGTGTCGCCGTTCATCCCGAGCAGCACGCCGGCCTGCTTCACCGCGTCCGCCATCGACGTGATGATCGTCGCGAACTGACGATTGGCCTCGTCGCCTACGCTGGCGGTCTTGGTGTCGTGCTTGTCACCGTGGAACCAGCCGCCCGACGTCTTGATGTCGGCAAACGTCTTGGCGTTCACCCCTTTGGACATGATCGCCGCCAACGACGTCTTGTCCATGGTGATACCGGAATCCTCGACGGACTGCTTGCCGCCGAAGACACTGGTGCCGATCTTGCCCAGCAGGTTGCTGATCACCGGAATTTTCGATGCCAGCGCGCCCAGCAGCAAGCCGGCCGGACCGGCGATGCTCGCCAGCGACGTGAATGCCGACAGGCCGGCCGCGGCCATCCCGCCCACGCCGATGGCCGCACCGGTCACGAGCGTGGTGCCGAAGCCGTTGTTGCTGTTCAACGCGCCGACGTTCGGGTTCGTCACGTCGGTCGTGCGCAGCAGCTGCGACGCGAAGCTCTTGATGTTGGCCTGGATGGTCTGCAGGGCCGTGTTCATCGACGCCAGATAGTTGATCTGGGTCGAGCTGTTCGCCGCGGTCAGCTTGAGCGCGTTGGCGATCGAATCCGACTTCGCGTTGCCGTCGCCCAGAACCGTGCCGGTACCCTGCGATTGCTGCCGCTGCTGCGACACACTCGGCCCGCTGCCGCCTGCGCCACCGATCGCGACGCCCAGGCCGGCGACAAGCGCTGCCATAGCCGCCATACGGCCGAATGCCGTATACGGATCGCCCTGTCCTTGCGACAGCACAGCGCTGATCGCCTTCGGGACCAGCTCCGCCGTCGTCATCGCCAGTTCGGCGGCGTGGAACACCTGCGATACCGCCATCAGGCTCTGGTAGCCGCGGCTGTGCTCCCCGAAGAAGCCGGCGGCGGCGCTGGCCATGTTGCCGTAGCCGGCAAGCTGGTTTTTCGTGCTCCGCTGGCTGAGGGCGTCGACGTCCTTCAAGTATTCCGACTCGGTCTTGACACCCGTCAGGTATTCCAGAGCCGCATTGCCGCGTTGCTTTTCGATTTCGGCCTGCTGGATCCCATACTGTTGCAGTGCCCCCGTAAGCTTCGTAAGGGAATCGCCGGCGGTGCCGAATGCCGTCCGGAGCGATTCTCCGAACGTCTGCGCCTTGGTCGGATCAAGAAAATCTTTCAGGCTCTGCGCCGCGGCCGCGCCCGCCTCCAGATCGGCGCCACGAGCGATTTCGGCCGACAACGCCTTCCGCCGTGCAATCTCGGCGTCCAGGTCGCTCAGGCGGATCTGGAAGGCGGCGCGCGCCTTCTCGTCGAGGTCCCATTTGGCAAGACCGTCGCGGAGATAGTTGGCGTCGCTCTGGACTTGCGCCGTATCGGCATCCATCTGCGCCTTCTTCGCCAGCTCGATCTGCTCCTTGGTCTTGCCGATCTCGGCGTTGTGTTCGCGCTGCTTCGCGATCTGTTCGTCCAGGCCGGAAATGGTCGCGACGCCGGCGTCGTGCATGGCCTTGATCATCTCGCTGTACTGCTTGCCCGACTTGATCTGCTGCTCGACCACGCCGAGCTCTTGGATCGCGGCTCGCGCTGCGACCAGGTGCGCATCGCTCAGTTTCAGCTTCCCCGATGCGACCTCGGCATTGAGCTTGGCCAGCATCTTCTGGCTTTCCGTCGCCTCGGCGCCGACGGCCAGCTCGATCTTGTCGGAATCGATTTTCGACTGGATCGAGGCAATCAGCGATGCATACTGCTCCTGCTCCTTCTTACCGGCGGCCGCCGACGCCGCCTGCGCGTCCTGCTGGGCCTTGAATTGCTTTTCGAGCTCGTCCAGGGCCGTGGCCTGCGCCTTCGCGGCGGCCAGCTTCTCCGGGCTCTGCTTGAGGCTGGCACTGTCCAGCTGGAGCAGCGCGCGCTGCCCCTCCGTCAGAACCGCGCCGTTCTTGATCTGCTCCTTCATGATCGCGATGCGTTCGGCGATCGATTTGGTCGTCTGGTCGAACTGTTGCCGTGCGGCCTTCTCCGCCTCGGTCGTGACCGGATCGGCCGTCTCGCTGGTCAGCTTCGTCGTGCCCGGCACGTAGCCGGTACCGGTCGGTTTGAGCGCATCGGGCTTGCCCAGGCCGGTCTTCGCGGCGACGTACTTCATGAGGCTGACCGTCATGTCGGTCGCCGACTTGCCGACGCCGTCAAACCACGAGCTGGCCGACTTGCTCCAGTCGCGGATTTTGTCGCCCAGCTTGTCCAGCAGCGAGCCCCCGCCATAAATCTGGCCGAACGCTTCGACGATGCGGTTTTTCGATTCCAGGATCGTGACCGACGCCGTCGTCATGGCCGGCGTCAGCGCGTTGGTCAGCTTGTCGCTGATCGTCGACCACATGCTCTGGCCCGCCGGCAGGATCTCGTGCCAGATGGCGCCCAGGCGCTTGACGGCGGCCGCCTGATCGTCGGTGACGCGCGCCGACAGGTCGGATGCATGGGCGATGTCTTCCAGCACCTGCACCTTGCCGTCAAAGCCGAGCTTGGCCGCGGCGGCGTATTTCTCGGTCTCGGTCGACATCCCGGCGATTTTCTTGCTCACGTCGATCAGGACGTCGTCCGTCTTGAGGAGCGCGTTGTTCGAATCGGCCACCTTCACGCCCATTTTCGAAAACACGTCGCTGCCGTCGCCAGCGGCAGCCTTCGCCATCGCTTCGCGGAACTTGGACATCGAGGCGCCCAGGTCCTTGACGCCCACGCCAGAACGCGCGGCGGCGCCTTCGAAGCGCGAGATCTGCGACACGGCGATGCCACTGGAAATGGCGATGCCGGCGAACATGGCGTCGACCGCCAAGCCCTTTGCCGTCAGCGCGCCGACGACCGCGCTCAGGGCGACGAACGCCGCGACCAGGCCGACGCCGATCTCTTTGGCCAGGCTCGACGATTGCTGTTCTGTCTCGCCCATCTTCGCCTTGCTCTTGTCGAGGTCCGAATCGAACCCGGAGAAGTAGCCGGAAATTTTCTGAAAGGCGCCCGACGCGCTGTCGGACATCGACCCGAAAGCGCTCTTGAATTTGTCGGTACCGCCCGAGAAGAACGATTTGAACGAGTCCCACAGGCCGGAAAACATGGTCTTGATCTTGTCGAAGATCGTCGCGATAAATCCCAGCGACTCGCTGCCCATCTTCTTGGCGGCGTCCATACCCGCCTTGTACTTGTCGACGTTCGCGGCAAGGTGGACTTCGATGGCGTGGTTCATGTGTGCTCCGGTTATGACTTCAATGCGGCTTCGATGCTCTGATCGAGCAGGCCGATCGCCGCCACCTCGTTGGCGTCCAGCGCCGGCCGAAGGAACGGATGTGGGGCGAATCCAGGGTGCTGGATCGACTCGTACGATTTGCCGTTGAACGTGATCGGCTTGCCGTCGCGGCCCTTGATGACGTGCGGCGCGGCGCCCGTGAACTCGATCAGGTGCGCGTAGTAGACGTCGGCGCCGTTCGGCGTCTTGCCGCCGGCCCGGATCCAGGCGACGGCGCGGCCGTTCTTCTGGCTCATCACGACGCGGATGCTGTCGCGCAGCGCGCCGAAATAGTCGTGGTACAGCTGCGCGTTCTCGCTGTTCGGCGGCGCCACCGGGCAGTTGGCTTTCGCCTGTGCCTCGATGAGTTCGGCGCCGGCCAGCAGGCCTACGTGCAGGCCGTCCTGCATTTTCTTGGGCGAGTCGGAGAGGAACTGGAGGAACCCGTCCAACCCCTTGATCGTCGAGTTGTCCATGTGCTCCTCCGTGTTCAGTCTTCAATCAGGCGTTGCATCGCCTGTTCCATCCGTCTGGCGGTCGCCATCTGATCGGCCTGCGCCACAACCGGGTCGTCCCAGGGCGGCCGGCAGTTCTCTTCCGTCGCCCGGTGCGACTCCTGCAGGTATTCGCGCGAGAGGCGCAGCAACAGGCGCGCCTCCCACGGCCGGAACTGGATTCCCAGCAGCCGCTGCGCGGCCTCGATCTCGCTCGGCGGCAGCGGTCCGCTGCCCATGCCGGCGGCGACCGTCGGGCCCAGTTCGAATAGGTAGTCGACGAGGTAGTGCCCCCAATCGAGCGGGGGCATGGCGGGGTCGATCTCGACGTCTCGAAGTTCGTCCCGCCGGGACTTGCGCGGCGCGCCTTCACCGGCGCCCTTCTGCTTTGGCTCCGGCACGGCGTTGAGCCATGCCGCGTGCCGAACGTAGAGCGCCAGCGCGTCAGCGCCTTCGGTTAAAAATTTGCCCAGTCACCGTGGAATTCGGCGACCTGCTGCGTGATCCAGCCCAGTTTCGGGTTGCTGTAGACGTCCTGGGCCGACACCGGGAAATTTTCGAAACGCACGGTCACGGCCAGCAGCTTGGCGGCGCGCTCCTCGACCTTGCCCTCGACGGTCTCCTTGACCGGCTTGCCGCGCATCGCCGCGAAGGTCTTGGCGGTCGCCGCGGTCTCGATCTTGTGCTGCGCGGCCTGCGCCTCGCGCGTGCCCGGGCTGCGCACTTCGACGCGCACCGGCTGGCCGTTGACCAGCAGCGGACCATCGCCTTTGATGTTCTGGATTTCCAGCATGGCGGTGTCGCGGGCTTCGAAGTCGGCCAGGTTGAAGGCTGCGGCGGTGGTGTCGGTGTTGAAGTTGTTCATGGTGTGTTCCTATTCGCGGGGAGAAAAATTGCCCGTGCGCGGCGCGCCCACCCCGCGAGAGGTGATGCGCGCCGTGTCGGTGCTCTGGTTGGCCGAAGCCGAAAGGGGTTTAGACGGCGGCGATGACGACCGGCTTGCGGCAGATCGCCAGATCGACGTTGCGTTTCTGGATGTCGTTGACCTGGCCGTCGTTGAATTCGGCCTTCGCGACCAGCACGTCCATGTAATGGATCGCGCCGCTCGGGTAGGTCATCTTGACCGAGTAGCGATTCGTCGACTCGGCTGCCGTGTCCAGCAGGGCCTGGCCGGCGTCCGACGGGATGCTGCCGAGGCTCAGGCTCATCGTGCCGTAGTCCTTGGCGCCCTTGACCTTGGTGACGGTGGCCGTCGCGACGTCGGTGAACGTGCTGATCGTGCCGGACACGCCGTGGTTGCCGAAATTCTCGATGGAGCCGATGAGCGTGTAGACCATCGTCGTCGCACCGTAGCCGGCGGCGTCGTAGGTGGCCGGCAGCGCGGCCGAAATGGCCAGCGTGGCGCCGGACATGCTTTGAACAGTAGTGGGTGCGGCCATAGTGCCTTCCTATAAAAAAAGCCCGCTCGCACTGCGATACGGGCGGACTGGTAAATCGATCGGGTGTTACTCGTTGAACGTGACGATGAAGTCGTCGGTGCCCATGTAGATGCCGGCGTCGGCATCGGTGATATCCGGGCCGGTGCCGCCGTCCTGGATGCTGTCCACGTCGACGCCGTTGACGCTTCCGCGCGTGGGCGGCAGGGCCTTGCGCGCCAGGCGCTGGACCGCGTCTTGGTCCGGATATGTCTTGGCGTGCACGGTGACCTGGACGCGCGACGTGCAAAAGTCGGTAGCGCCCTTCTTGACCGTCGGGCGCCGGTTCGTCGAGACGTGCGCGATCGTCAGCGCCGGCAGCGCGGCGCCGGCCCCGAGCACCCCGGCGACAATCCGTTCCGCCGGCACGACGGCCGTCAGCGCGGCGTTGTGCACCAGCAGGTAGCGCACGGCCTTGACGGCGCTGCTCATTTCTTTTTGCCTGGCTGGGCGGCCGGCGCCGGCGCGGCGTATTCGACCTCGATGCCGCGTGCACGCAGGTCGGCGATCAGCGCGGCTACGCCGACCGTCAGGCCGGGGAACGTGTGGATCTCCTCGTAGCGCAGCGTGTCGAAGCCGAACAGCACCATCTTGGCGGCGCCGGCCGCCGCGGCGATCCGCATGGCCGACAGTGCGTTGCTGCGCATGTGCACGACGTGGCCGGGCTGGAATTCGACCTCCTCGTAGGGCATGGCCACATAGAAGGCGTCCACGTCCGACTCGATACCAACGACGCGCATGCCGGCGAAGTCTTCACCCTCGGCCGGCCAGTTCGCGTCGATCGACACGAGCATGTCGGCCCACGGCGCCAGTGCAACCGCGCGGTTGACCGCGATGGCGCGGGCCGGGCGCGCGGCGGCGGCCAGCTCGGCGCCCAGCGTCGGGCCGTTGCCGAGAATGGCCACGGTCTCGCCCGGCCAGATGTTCGTTACGTTCAGGGGTGTCGTCATACGCTTCCTCCTTGAGTGCCGGGGGTCTACGACGAGAACCCCTCGAGCATGAATTCCACATGGCGCCGGTCATCGAGCAGCGCCGGCCCGGCAACGATCTGCATCAGGCGATCGCCCTTGCCGTGCAGGGTGACGCGCATGGCGGTCGTGATTCGGTCGTCGACGTCTATGCGCAGGCGCGTGCGCGTGACGGCCTTCGTCATGCCGTTGGCCGTCGTCTCGCCGCGGCTGGGCAGCACGTCCTGCGTGTTGGCCCAGATGTGGTCGGCGACGACCTCCCAGGCGCCGACGCCCTCGATCTCGGTACCGAAGTCCGGATCGCGCGCGGTGGTGCGCTGCTCGATCGTCACCTGTTCGTCTTTTCGAAATGCGGCCGTCATCCGTACACCTTCGCGCGATCGAGTAGGCTGGCCAAGAACGGCGCGCCGGCGCTCGGGTAGTAATCGTTTTCGACCATGCCCAGGATGTACTGCCGGATCGCGGCCGGCACATCGGCCGGGCTCGGCCCGTAGCCGCAGGTGTATTGCACCTGGACTGCGTTGATGCGCAGGGCCGTCGCTGGCCAGGTCCGGCCCGGTGCCGGCACGATGAAGCCCGGTTCGCTCACGCTGTCGACCTGATAGTCCTGCGGGTCCAGCGTCTGGAGCACCCCGGCCGTGTCGTAGAATTTCACGGACAGGACGCCGATCACGGGCGGGCGCGCGAGCTTTATCGCCGGCGGGAACACGTCGAGCGTCACCGCCCAGGTCTGCGTGATGAACGCCCGTCGGGTCTTGTGCTCGGCTTTCTCGGTGTAGGCCTGGACCTTGTCGGACAGCTCGGCGTCGAGCGCCGTGCCGCTGGCCCGCGCCGCACGGCGCGCAGCCTCGATCGATACCGCCATCGCCGCCGGCGGGACAATCAGCCGCGCGGTCATCGGGCACCTCCTTGCGTCGCGGGCGGACGGCCGCTGGTCTGCTGCGGCCCGGCCGCCGTCGGCGCGCGGGCATACTGCGGCGCGGCGGCCTCGGCCGGCGCCGGTGTTTGTCGGGCCGCGGCGTCGCGCTCCAGCTGGGCGCGCACCGCGGGAAGGTCGGCGATGTTGATCATAGGTCGACCTTGTTGAACCAGGTGGTTTTATCGAAGCGCTCGCCGTTGGCGCAGGTCACGCGCACGACCCACTTCCAGCCGTCGGGCGGATCGCTGTCGGTACCGGCCAGGAAGGCGACGACGTAGGTTCGCGACCCGCCGTCGCCGGGCACGACCTGGATCTGCGCCGGCTCCTTCGAGACGACACCGACCAGCACCAGATCGACGGATACCGCCGTGGTAGCCCGGTCCTGCAGCTCCTGCGTGATGTCCGCGCCGTAGTGGCTGATCTCGTCCGGATCGCGGTCGACCGTCATTTTCGTGCCGACAAGGGTTGGCAGTTTCACATTCACTCCATTCAAATTTGTCCTGGCGCCGCTGCCGCCGAAGACCGCGACGCGGCTGCCGCTGCCATCGAAAACCGCTACCCGGCTTCCGCTGCCGGCGAAGACGGCAAGGCGCGCGGCGGGAATTTGCGAGACGTCGATCCGGCCGGCGCTGCCGGTGTACTTCATCACGGCGGCCGAACCCGCGATCGCGAAGCCGCCGGCGCCGGCCGGCAGGCGCCGCGCCACCTGTAGCCGGGCGGCGGCGCCCGTCAGCGCGAACGCACCCAGCGCCGCGCGCAGCCTGCGGGCAAGCGCCAGTCTCGCCGGGTTGCCGCTCAAGCTGAACGAGCCGGTCGCGGCGCCCAGGGTGTACGTCGGGCCGACCGGGCCTTGCGTCGGCGTGTACACCATCTGGACGGCGCTTCCGGACAGCGCGAAGGCGCTGGCCTGCGCCGGCAGTCGCCGCGCGGCGCGGATCGCCGCTGCCGCGCCCGACAGCGCAAACGACGCCGGGCTGGCCGGCAGCCGGCGGGCCACGCGCAGCGATGCAGGAACGCCGGCGACGCCGAAACCGCCCGCGCCGGCGACGAGCCGGCGAGCAGCGGTTATGAGCGCCGCGGCTCCGGTCAGGCCGAACACCGCGGCCGCCGCCTGCAGCACATACGCACCGAGCGGCGCGCGCGGCATCCAGGTCCGCCTGGCCGGCCCCTTGAACAGCTGCCACGGGTTGTCCGCGAGCGACTGGTGTTCGGCGTCGGTCAGCGGACGGTTCCACATCGCGACGATCTGGATGCCGCCGTTCGTGTACTGCTGCACGTTCGTCTTGCGCGCACCGACCGAAATCGACTGATTCGGCGCTAGTGCGGCGCCGCCCAACGTGGCGGACGCTTTTATGCCCTTCTGGTAGACCGCGTACGACCCGCCATTTGCTGACGTGCCCACGGCGAAGCCGTTGGCGATGTCGTACGCGTTGACTGCTGTGGCCGCGGCGACGCTGCCGTTGCCTCCGCTGTAGAACGGGATGTACTCGGCCTTATTGGCGTTCATGCGGAGTTGAAAGCGACGCGCAACACCGTCATCGTCGTCGAGCAGACTTTGCGCGCCCGCCGCCGAGCCGGTGGCGAACGCGAACAGGCTGTACGAACCGGCCTTGGCCGTCAGCTGGTTCAGTGCAACCGAATACGCAACGCTGCCGCCGCTCAGCGTGCGCACCGCCGTGCCGGTGTTCGTGTTGACCGGAACGCCGACGACAGTACCTGTCGAAGTCTGATAGGGCACGACGCTGCGCCCATCTTCGCCCCAGCCCATCGCCTCGTTGCCCATCGTGTAGGCGAACACGAGGCCGGCCGTGATCGGGTTGCTCCAGTCGATTTGCGGCGCCTGCTGCGGCTGCGAGGTGCGCACGCGCCGGCCGACCAGCGCCGCCATTACGTGTACTGCGCTGCTGCGGCGAGCGCCTTCAACGTCCAGTTGGCCGAGATCGTCTGACCGGACCGGTTGATGATGTACACGTTGTACAGCGTCGGCATGAGGTCGAGAGGCGCCGACTGAAGCAGCATGTTCGTGCTCGCTGTGGGAGCCTTCGGCGCAACGAACGGACCGGCCCGCATGGTGAACGGGATGTACGAGGCGCCAGGCGTCGTGTCGATGTCCGGGAAATTCGTGCCGTCGATCGCGGGGACGAGGTACAGCTCGGCCACGGTCGCGCCGGCCGCGATGCCGGTTACGGTGGCCCACTGCACAGCCAGCGACAGCAGCGCCATGAACAGGTCAGCCGCGTTGCCGCCTGCGCGGCAGTCCAGCGTGCCCGCCAGGCCGGCCGAGCCGGACGTGAGCGATGCGCCCGACGTCGTCAGCGTGACGACCGGGTATTCTTTCGAGAGGAGATTTCCTGCCATGGTCAAGCTTTCAATGCGTCGATGATGTCGCGCGCGCTCGGCGCCGGGACGCCGATGACGTCCCCGCGGCTGGCTGGCTGCATGGCGAGCGCGTACAGCGCGTCCACCTCGGCTTCGGTGGCCACGCCGTGGCTGATCCAGGCACCCAACATGTCCTGCAGGTCCGCCTCCTCGACGTGGATCATGTCGCCGCAGGCGAACGATTCGCGGATGACCAAGCACGACGCGCGGCACGGATGCGCCGCGTCATTGCTCGCGTCGACAATTCGGGAATACGGGCCGCGCGCCGCCCACGCCTTCGCGGTGGTCGAGCGCAGCGGGCCGAGCATGGTTTCGGTCTGCGCCGTGAGCAGTTCGACGACGCGCGCGGGATCGCCCGGCAGATGCGCGCCGTATCCCCGCTGTTTCGGGTCGTTGACCAGCTCGGCGCGCAGGGCGGTTTGCTGTGCAGGCGTCATGATCAGGTCAGGGTAAAGGCGCCGGCCGCCTGATCCAGGTCGATCAGCAGCGTTTCGCCGTCATTCAGGGTGATCGACGAACCGTAATCGAAAAAGCCGATCAGGTCGCCGTTCGTGGCCGTGGCGTTGGCCAGCACTGCGTAGCGGAAGGGGCCGACGGCGCCGCCCGTGGCGGTCAGCGTCAGGTCGGCCAGCACCTGCTTGTAGACGCCGCCGGTCTGGCCCGCAGACGAGGTGGTCACGTTGCGCGACGAGCAGTACGTGTATGCGACCTGCGTGATGTCCGCCGTGACCGCGGCGGCGGCCGGGTTCGGGGCCGTGTTCGTCAGCAGGATCGCCAGCTGGTCCGTCGCGAGGTTGTGCTTCTTCTGCGCGAGCGCGGCGACGAACGCGTAAATTTTCGTGAATACGGCCATCGTCAGCCTCTCATTTTTCAGCGAGCCGGCGGACCATAAAGGCCATCAGCTCGTCGTCGGACTTGCCGACGATGTCTTGTGGGGGAATCGCCACCGCGCCGGCCGGGCCGCGCACGACGACGAAAACTGTGCCCTGCGGCGCCGCGTCGGCGCGCAGCTTGGCGAGCCAGGCGGTTGCCGCGGGGCTCATGAGTTACTGCGCCAGCGATTCGGCGTAGGCGACTGCGTCCGGATCGGTGTCGACGACGCCGGCCAGGCCCTTGACCTGTTTGGCGTCGAGTTCGACCACGTCGTTGCACTTGCCGAGCTCGCAGTCCACCAGGACGCGCGCTTTCACTTTTTGGGGTTCTGCCATGTTTGTATCTCCGTTTTTGGCGGCCGGCGCGCGGCCGGCCGCCGGGTTCGATTACGAGGCCGATTGCTGGAAAGTCTTCAGGCCGTTCGGGTCGAGCAGGCCACCGCCGGCGCGCGCCCAGGCAAGGAAACCGACCTGGCCCTTGGATGCGTACGCCGAGTCTTCGAAGCGGAACAGGATCAGGTTGAGCACGTCGCGAATCATGTACTTCGAGAAGTCGCCGAAGCCGATGGTCTTGGCGTTAGCGGCCGGCTGCGCCATGTCGTTGTTAATGGCGACGTCGGAGCCCAGCAGCTGCGACGGGATACCGGTCTTGATGCCGCCCTCGTACGATTCGGCCCAGATCGGGCGGCCGGCACCGTCCTTGATCTTGCGGACGACCTTGCGGGTCTGCTGGTGCATCATGAACTGGCAATTGCCGGCGTTCTGGTATGCGTAGTCGATCGACTCCTGCAGCTCGACCAGGTCGTCGTACAGGATCGTGTTCGTCTGGCCGGTGGCGCCGACGCGGCCGACCGGGGCCGCGGTGACATAGCCGAGCGGCTGGCCGGTACCGGAACCGGAAGTGAAGCCCTGGTTGAACGTCCGACCCAAGCGGTCGCGCAGGCGCTTGTTCACCATCGCGATCACGTCGATCGAGCTGTCCATCAGCAATTCGATTGGGACCGTAACGATCTTCGAGCTGGCCTTGAAGGCGTTCAGGCCGATGGCGCCGAAGCTGACATCGGCGCCCGACGCTTGGGTGTTCTCGGGCACCCACTCGCCCACCTCGCTGGTGCCGTCCGAAGTCGGGTAGCTCAGCGGGTTGCCCTGGGCAGTGGTGATGTTGGACGACACTGCCCGCATGCCGCCGTAGGCCTTCAGGGCGTCGATCAGCTCCTTGGCGACATCGGTCTGCACGGTATAGCCGCCCTGGGACGGCGTGCCGACGGACATCGTGTTGCGCACCTGTTGCAGCTCTTCGGTGGACAGCGCCGTCGGACCGTGGCGCAGCAGCTTGGCAAACACCTCGCGGCCCTTCGCCTGCGCTTTGTTCTCCGGCGCGCGGCGGAAGTCCTCGACGTCCTTGAAGCCCTTTTCGATTTCCAGGGCCAGCACCTTCTCGACCGCGGCGATCTCGTTTTCGAGCGCGTCGATCTCGTCGGTGCGCTTGTCGAAGATCGCCTGATCTTCTTTCGTCCAAACGCGGTCGCCTTTCTGCTCCAGCTGGTTGCGTGCTTCGCGGGCGAGTTGCTGACGCTGCTCGCGCAATGCTTGAATGGATTTCATCCGTTTTCCTTTGTGACAGACGTAAAAAAAGCCGCTCGAGGCGGCCGGGGTTGGATTGCGCGAGCGCGCTATCCGAGTTCGTGCAGGCGCAGCCGGTTGAGGTTGCGCTGTCGCAGGGCTTCCCACTGCTCGGTGTCGTCCGGCGGCGTGGCCTTCGGTGCGTTCTGGTACGCCGACAGATCCCACGTCGCTTTTGCCTGGGCTGTCTCGACGACGGAATCGGCGAAGCCGTATTCGACCGCCTCGTCGGCGTTGAACCACGTTTCGGCATTCATCCAGGCCGTCAGCTGGTCGCGCGACTGGCCAGTCCGGCGCTCGTAGTCGTCGAGGATCGTGCCGTCGATTTTCTCCAGCAAGCTGGCTGTTTGGGTCAAGTCGTCCTTGTTCCCGTACGCCATCGTCCAGGCGTTGTGGATCATGTACAGGGCGCCCTTGGCGATCGTGACCGACTTGCAGGCAGCGGTGACGTACGTTGCCGCGCTGGCCGCCACGCCCTCGATGACGGCGTGCACGTCGCCGTGCTGCGCGATCGCCGCTGCCATCGCCCGCCCGTCGAAGACGTCGCCGCCCGGCGAGTTCACGCGCAACGTCACCTTCTTGCCGGCCATGCCGACCAGGGCCTTGTTGAAGTCGCTCGCGCTCACGCCCCAGTAAGAATCGATGACGTCGTACAGGAACAGCGTATCGGGCTCATCCTCGGCCGCGATCCGCGCCGGCTCACGCCGCGCGTTGTTCCGGATCAGTTGCACCAGTTGTTTCATTGGGTTCCTTCGCTTTCGTGTCAGGCTTGCCGCCCGTGGCCGGGCTGTACAGTTTGTCGCCGCCTTCGACAGGCGGCAGGTTCATGGTCGCGCGGACCTCGTTGATGGTCATCCAGCCCGGCCCCTGCGAGCCGCCGACGGCCTGCCGACGATGCTCGCCCTCGGCCTTGGAGTCGCCGGCCAGCAGCGCCTCCATCTTGTGCTCGACGAAGGGCGACGCGCGGCGGAACAGCTTGCGGTTCAGCTCCTGGCGGATGCGGTTCAGGTGGGGCTGCAACGACCAGCGGATGAAGCCGATCGACATCTGCTCGATGCCGGTTCCCCAGGAACTCGTCGTTTCCTGGGCGCCGATCATGTGTGGCGGCACGCCAAACGCCCGCGCGATGTCGATGACCTGGAACTTGCGCGACTCCAGCAGCTCGGCGTCGACCGACGTCATGCTCATCTCTTTGATCTGCAGGCCCTCCGTCAGCACCATCGGCACGCCGGCGTTGTTCGTGCCCGCGTACTTGCGGCGGTACTCGTTGCGCAGCTGGTCCGCCTGATCCGAATCCATTTCCTTGTCGGTCTGGATGACGTGCTTCGGCGCCGCGCCGTTGGCGAAGAAGTTGCCCGACAAATCGTCGGTCGCGATCGCGATCCCAATCGACTGGAATGCGGCCCACTGGATCACCGACATGCTGCGCAGGCCGTCGAAGCCGAAGCCCGGGAAGTGCAGCATGTCGTCCTGGTGTACCGGCCGGCACGACGAGTTCTCGTCGCTGACCTGATACATCAGCATGTCCGTGCCCGGGATGCGCATCGTCACGACCAGATCCGGGTGGTGCGGCCTCAGCGCCTTGACGCCGGCGCCGCTGCGCACGATCTCGACGAAACCATCGCCACGCAGGCAGATCGACTGAATGACCCATTCCCACATCGACGCGGCCGTCCAGTTCTCGATCGGTTGCTCGTTCAGTAGCCACCAGAGGTCAGGATTGATTGCCTGCCGGCCCTCCGGCGTCTGGCGGATCACGGCCACCGGCACCGACGCGCAGGCGCCGGCCAGCAGCCGCACGGCCGAGTAAACCGCCGACACCCGCATCGCCGAATCGGGCGTCACCCGGAAGCCGCTGGCGGCCGGCACGCCGCCCAGCATCGCGACTACTTGCGGGTCGCTGCTCTTGACGATGACGGTGCTGTCCTGCGGCGCGGGCGACAGCTCTTCGCGCCAATGCCGCGTGGCCTCGAGGGCGTCGAATATATCCATGGTGTTCCTTACAAGCTGACGAAGCCCTTCTTGACCTTCTGGGTCATGGGCTCGGGGTTGAGCGACATCAGCTCGATGGCGTTGAACATCGCCATCAGCGGGTCGATCTTGCCCGTGCCCGATGCCTGCTTCGTGATGATGATCGCGTTGCCGCTCGGGACGATTTTCGCGTTGCCCACGCACCATGCCATGAGCGGCTGCGCGCTGTGCACGAATACGCCCTCGGCGAGTTTCCGTTCGGCGGTCTTGATCGGCCCGTTGAGCTTCCAGCCCTGCGAAATGCCGATGATCCGATCTTCCGGAATGCCGGCCTGCAGCATGGCGTCGAGGATGCCGCCGATGCCGCTCGGGTCGATGCCCATTTTGTACAGCAGCCCGGCCTTGTACACCATCGCGACGTTCGCCGCGAACTGGTCGACGTCCTCGCCGATGCGCTCGACCAGCGTCAGATGCCCTTCCTTCGCGAAGTCCTGCAGGCGTGGCGCGATTTCCTTTCGCCGCTCCAGCACTGATGGATGCGCCCAGGCGTGCGCCCAGCCAAGCCAGCGGCGCGTCGTCTTGCATCGGCCAACTGCGTATTGCCCCAGCAGGTCATCAAGGCCGCCGCCGTCGCCGCCCATCGTCACGACTTCGGATCGGGCGATCAGATCGTTCAGGGAGAACGTGACTTCCAGCACGCCCTGCTGCTCCCAAAAGTCGGCGCCGGCCCAGCGGTCGGACCGCAGGTTGAGGCCGATTTCGACGTTCAAGTGCTTGGCCAGGAATTCCTTGAATTCCTTTTCGCCGCTGGCCTTCGCTTCGCTGTGTAGCTGCGTGATGCGCTCGATGTCGACCGACGCGCCCCAATTCGGATTGGTGACGTAGGCGTTATTCAGCTGCTCATACGCCTTCGATTCCAGCATCGCCCGCGGGAACTCGTAGATCACGGGAAGGAATTTGCGGTCTTCGATGACGCCATCGCGAACCTTGCGCGCGTATTCGAGCTTCGTTTTGAACACACCGGCCGGCGGCTCCTCCGACTGCGTGGTCGCGTAAATCACGAAGCCTTCCGGACGTGATGCGAGGCCGCCAGTCGCTTCCAGCAGCATGTTCGACGCTTTCGCCCTCTTGCCGAACTCGTGCAGCTCGTCGACGAATACGAACGACGCCTTCTTGCCCGACACCGTATCGCTGTCGGCCGCAACGACCTTGAGCGTGGCGCCGGTCTCGATGTGCGTGACGGTGCGGTGATAGTCCTGGACCTTGAGCATCGCTTCCAGCTCGGGATCCGCCTTGATCATCGTGCTGATCGGCTTGTAGCTGTTGTCCGCGATCTCCTTCGTCGGGCTGAGGATCAGCAGCTCCGCCGACGGCCGCCAATTCATGATGAGCGCGCCGAGCATGATGGCTGCGGCCACCGTGCTCTTCGCGTTCTTCTTGCTGACCATCAGGAAAAAAGTGTTGATGTGCCGACGGCCGTCAGGATCCTCGGCGCCGAATACCGTCTTCACGAAGTCGCGCAGCCAGGGCAGCGATGCGTCGCGCACCAGCGGCTGGCCGGTGACGTCGACCAGGCGGAAGCTGCCGCAGACGTCCCAGGCGTCCGCTGCCAGCTCTGGGTACAGCGGCGGCAACGCGATCAGCGATTCGCGAGCCACAATCCGACGCTCCCAGTCCACGCACGCCGTGCTGTAGCTCATCGGTCAGTCCTCAATGCGTGCCGCGCGGGCCTGTGCGGGTGGCGAACCTGCTCGGTGCCGCGCCGCCATCAGCGCCGGCGCCAGCCGTCTTCGCCGCTTCCTTCTTCCCGGCCTCGCCCAGCCGTTTGTGTTTGAACGGCGCGGCGGCGGTCGCGGCCTTGATACGCAACGCCACCGGGATCTCAGGGTCGTTCATGAAAACTTCCAGCGCATCGAGCGGCGTCAAGCCCTCGGTCGACGGCGAGTACTCGGCGCCTTCGTTCTCCGGATTTTTTTTGCGGCCGGCGCCAGCTCGGGCACCGCCGCTGCGTCCTTTTACGCCAGCCATTTGAATTCCGTTTGAAAAGGGGTGTTTTTTGCGCGTGAGAGTGTGTGAGGTGTCGGTCCTGGCGATCCCCCAGACTTTTGACCGGGGGCGGGTCAGCCTCGTCCAGCCCGCCGGGCCGCTTCGAGGGCTGATTTGGCCTTGTGATGCTCATCACACAACAGTTCTTTGTTGTCGTCCGTGTCGCTACCGCCTTCCCAGAGCGGCACGACGTGGTCGACGTCGCTACCCAGACCGATGTGCTCGCGTCGTTCGCGCTTGCACTGCTGGCATTGGCCGCCATCACGGGCCCGGATGCGGTTGCGGTCCTGAACGCCCTTCCATCCACGCATACGAGGCACGGTATCGGGCCTGATGGGCTGTAACGTGGCGATGCGGCCACCTCCGCTGCTCAATCGCGGCTTGAGGTTCGCGAGTTTCATCGCACGATGCGAGTCTGCCGGCGCAGGGCCGCGTCTACCTGCGCGGCCAGGTGCTGGTCGCGGTCACGGATCTGGTCGTGCGTCAGCTTGATCGAGTAGAGCGCGACGCCCAGGCCGGCCAGAGCGACCAAGGCGACGGCGCCGATGATGATGCCGATGATGATGCAGTGGGTCACGGTGTTCCCTTTCCGTTGTTATTGAGGAGCGTGCGCACCATGTCGGGCAGCGAATCCGCCCAGGTGCCGCACCCGTTCGCGCGCAGCAGCTGCTTGGCCTCCTCGGCCTCGGCCAGGCGCTTGGCAAAGCGGTCCAGTACCGACATGTCTGCGGCTGCGGCCAAAATGACCGGACGCGTGCCCACAGCGGCGCGCATCATCTGATCGCGGTAGATGTCACAAACATCAGGCATAGGGCCTCCGTACAATTGCCGGGATCGCGCCGACACGCTCGACGAGCATCTCGTCGGCCTGCAGCTGCGGACGAATGCGCGAGATGGTCGGCTTGCCGTCGCTGTCGTATTGCAGCACGTCGAGCACGCCAGGCCGTGTGACGATCGCGCCTGCCACCTCGACCCTCATCATCGGGACTGTACGCATGGCATACCTCAAAAAGAAAAGCCGCCGGCGCATCGATGCGCCGGCGGCGAAGCCCTGATTGGCTCAGGGATGGAGACAGCGTAAATTCGTGCCGGTTACAGCGTCCGGCGACGTGGCGCGCCTGGGGTGCGCTCGTCTGCTCTGGCCGATGCCAGCTCATGTTCGTGTATGCGTGTGGCGCCGTCTCTTGGGGCGATCCGGGCGGGCGCTCCGGAACCCATCGGGCAACTATGATCCCGTGCGCATGTCGTTGCGCTTCTACGTGATGACCAGGCTGAGCCGGGGCTAGTGCTTCATGGTGCACCTCATCGGGACGTAAACGAAAAAAGCCCGCTCGATGGCGGGCCTTACTTTTCTCTGGACGTGCGAAATCGCCCAGTGACCGAACTCTACAAGAAATAAAGCCGGGTTGCAACATGTTTGCGCAGCTTCTCCTCGAGGTCCTCGCGCGCCTGCAGCAGCACGGCCTCGTAGTTCGAGCTCGCGAACCGCCAGGCTGTGGCCAAGCCCTGGCTCTTGTAGACGGCCGCACGCTGCAGCACGGTCAGGCTGTCGATCATCGCGTTGACGGCCTCGCCCATCTTGATGTCCGCGGCGCGCTGCGCGTCGTGCACGTTGACGTCCGGCTCCGCGTCGCTCGCCAACTTCATGCCGCCGATGCCCAGGTCGCGGTCATCGGCGCGCATGTAGTCGACCCAGAACGCCATCAGCAGGGCGTACGGATCTTGCTTCTGGAATGCTGTTTTTACAACCTCCTCGCGACGAACACGGCGAAGGGTTGACGCAGTAAAAATGCCGGGCATCGCGATGGTGGACATGAAGTTCTCCTGATGAATAACCCGTCCATGTTAACGCGTGCCCACAAGAAATTTCCTGCTGTCATTGAACTATTTGTGGCGTTTCGGTGTTACTGTCGCGCGCGCGACGCTGAGCCTCGACAAACCGTTTCTTTTCTCGCAAATTTGCCCTGTCGAGCCGGAACGACACGCAGCTGGAGCCGTCCCAGTCCACATGCAAAGCGAGCCGGCTTCGCTCGTCCCGCACCAGGCAGCGGCCCCTGCCCTGTGCAACCTGCTCGGGCGCGGCCTGGTCGACATCGAATTCGTCGCACAGGCCGCAGACATTGCCGGTATCCCTGGAGCGGCTCACAGATTCTCCGTGGTGACGCGGCTGTACTTGTATTCGATCGTGCCCGCCGTGTCGCCGTAGACCCAATCAACCGTGACACCGCGCCGAACCACTTCCCGGTGCAGACGGTTGATCTCCTCGGTCAGTTGCCGCACGTCGGCGATCAGCTCTGCGTCAGTCTTTTCTTTGATGCCCACTTCGTTCTCCTGTGAATGCCGAGCCGCGCCAGCCGCGGCCCGTATGGTTTATTACCGATGACTGTTGATAATCTGCATCGCCTGGATTTACAGGCTTTCTTCAAGGACTCGCGCCACTTTCGCGCCACCGAATCCCACTTTTTCGCCGATCACGTCCGCTGCGCGCGCCGCCGTGCCGAGGTTCTTCTCGAGGTAGCCCATCGTGGTCGCGTGGCTCTTGTGCCGCATGACGCGCTGGATCGTCTGGATCGGGACGCCTGCCTCGGACAGCAGCGTGGCGAACGTGCCGCGCAGCCGGTGCGGCGTGATGCCCTTGACCGAGCACTCCCTGTTCGCCCGGCGCATGGCCTGGCGCGCGAACCCGGGCGCGAAGGCCTGGCCGCTCGGCTTGGCCACGATCAGCCCCTCTGCCTGGCGCTGCGGCGCGAGGTGGTCGCGCAGCCAGGTCGGCATCGGTACCGGCTCAGCCTCTCTGCCCTTCGTGATGCCCGGCGTGTACGTCGAGCGCTCCCAATCCACCCACTCCCAGCGCGCCGACGTCGCTTCGCTTTCGCGCAGGCCCAGCCCGAACATCAGGCGCACCGCCGTGCCGACGCTGGGTGAACGCTGCGTCGCGCCGTCGACCGCTTCGAACCACGTCCGCGCCACGTCGACCGGAAGGAACGGCCGCGGCTTCTTCTGCACCTTGAGCATCTTCACGCGCCAGGGCGACGCGGCCAGAATGTCGCGCTTCACCGCCCACATCGTGAGCAGCTTCAGGATCCGGAGCCAGTGGTTCGCGCTGGACGGCGCGTGCGTCTGCAGGTGCTCGCCGCGCGCCAGCTCGACGTGCTTCGTCGTGATGCCGCCGATCGGCATGTCGCCCAGGTCGTACATGTGCAGGCGCTGGAACGTCTCCACACTGCGGACGTGCGCGCTGCTGGACACCGGCCTGTGGACAACTATCCACATGCCCGCCAGTTCGCCCAGCGTGGGCACCGGCTCGCCGCCGTTGGCTCGCACGACCGCGGCGTCGTACTCGCGCCGCGCCATCTCCTCGGCCTTCGTCTTGCTGGCCACTCGGGTGCTGCGCTGCACGCGCGTCTTCCCGACCTGGAAGCGGAAATGCCAGATCCGGCCCTTCTTGAAAATTGTTGCACTCATCCTTCGAACCTCGCTGAGCTACGTCCTTTGCCCGCAGGCGCCGACGGCGGCGGGCCGGACCAATCTGAAAAGCTGCAGGTGGGCCCGTCGAACATCAGGGGGATGTCGCCGAGCGCACCGCTGCGGTGTTTCCGGACCAGCACCTCGGCATAGCCGCGCAGGTCCGGGTTTTCTGGGTCGTACATCTCGGGACGGTGCACGAGCATCACGATGTCCGCGTCCTGCTCGATCTCGCCCGAGTCGCGCAGGTCCGACAGCACCGGCCGGCGGTCCGGGCGGTCCTCGACCTTACGGTTCAGCTGGGCCAGCGCGATCACGGCGACGCCGAGTTCCTTGGCGAGTGCCTTCAAGCCGCGCGAATACGATCCGATCTGCTCGTGCCGCTTCTCGCCGTCGCCGCCGGACATCAGGCCCAGGTAGTCGACGATGATCACGTTCAGGCCGTGTCGGCGCTTCCAGGCCTTCGCCTTCATGCGCAGCTCCAGCAGGGAGATCGCCGGCGTGTCGTCGATCGCGAATCGGAGTGCGTCGAGCTTGATGCAGCCGGTCGTGATACCGGACCATGCGGCCTCGTCGTCGGCCGCGATGCTGCCCATGACGGTGGCCAGCGAAACGCGGCCGCGGTTCGCCAGCGCGCGCCCGGCGATCTCCTGGCTTTCCATCTCCATGCTGAAATTCAGGACGCTGTGGTCTGCCGCGATGTTCAGGCCGATGTCGCTGGTCAACGCGGTTTTGCCCATCGATGGGCGGCCGGCGACGATGATCAGCTGCCCGGGGCGGAATCCGCCGTTGAGCAGGCGATCCATGCTCGGCAGGCCAGTGTGGATGGTGTTCACCTGACCCTCGGCGCGCTTGCTGACGCCGTCGACGAAGTCGAGCAGGATCTCCCGGATCATCTTCGGCTCATTGCGCACGCGGCGCTCGGCCAGCGTGGTCACCATCGACTGCATGGCGTCGAGGACCTCGTCCGCGCTTTTCCCCTTCGGGTTCATCGCCAGGCCGTTGATCGAGTCGGCGACGTGCATCGTCGCGCGCAGCAGGGCGCGGTCGACCACGATGCCGGCGTAGCGGTCGACGCCGGCGGCGCTGGGCACCGTCTGCGCAAGCTGGTTGAGGTACGCGCCGATGCCGTCGGTGACGGCGCCGCCGCGGCCCTCCAGCGCGGCCCACACGGTCATCGTGTCGGCCGGCTCGCCGCGCGAGATCATGCGCACGATCTCGGCGAAGATGACGCGGTGGTCTTCCCGGTAGAAGTGCTTCGCCTCGAGCGCGCCGATCCGGTCGAAGCCGTCGTTGAAGCGCAGCAGCGCGCCCAGCACGGACTGCTCGGCCTCGATCGAATGTGGTGCGACGCTGTCGGCGCCGTGGTGCTTCGTCATGCTTTCCTCGCAAATTTGCCGCCGATCGCGTCGGCGTAGCCCTGTCGACCCACGAGGCGGTCGAAGCCGATTTTCGGCGGCAGGTCGTTGTCATCACGCAGCCACGTGAAGTAGCGGCGCGCCAGGTCGGGCTTCGTCGAGAACGTCAGGAATTCGGCGATCAACGCAGCGCGCGTCGGCACGAAGATCGACGACGACACTTCGCCCAGCTGGGCGCCGAGCAGCTCGTTGAACGTGTCGATCACCGTCCGCGCATCGGCCGAGTACTCGACGTCGACGACGTCAAGCCAGCCGTGCGCGTTGAGCCAGGTGGCCGGGTACGGGATGAACTTCGGGTCCAGCCACGTGCCCGACGCTCGGCGCATCTCCAGGCCGGCCAGCAGCTGCGCCAGCAGGTCCTCGTCCGGACGAAGTTTGGCGAATGCCTTCTCGGCGGTGCCACGCGATTTCTTCAACGGGTAAGCGGCGTAGAAGCGCTCGAAGCGGTCCTGCAGGTCGGCAGTGAGTCCCGTCTTGGCCCGGCCTTTTTGGCCTGCTGGGGTCTCGCCATCCTGGTCGCGGTCCGCTTGCGGAGCGCAAGATGTTTTCTTTTGGTGGTTTTCTTTTGGAAGGGTTTCTTTTGTGTGTACCGAATCGGTACTATCGACCTGTACCGATTCGGTACTACCCACGTACTGATTCGGTACATGTACTGAATCGGTACACCCCTGTACCGAATCGGTACTATCGGGCGCCGGCGCGATCTGCTCAGCCGAGATCCACTTGCGGTGATCCTTCTGAATGCCGACGATTGTGCCAAACCGTCCCGGCCGCTTGGTGATGACGTTGCGCTGCGCGAGCTGGTTCAGCGTCGCGGTAACGTGCGGCCGCGCGAGCTTGCACATGGCACCGAGCTGGGCGGCCGACATGTCGTCCTCCTTCTTGGCGTAGCCGTAGGTCTTGCGGATGATCGCGAGGATGACGGACTGCTCGCGGTGCGAGAAGCCGCCGCCCAGGATTGCCTCGAGCAGCTCGTTGGCGATCATGGTGAAGCCGTTCTCGATTTGCGGTGTCGTCATGCCGACGCCCGGCGCGCGGGGCCAAACAACGCGGCCACGAGCGGATCGCGACGATCAATTGCTGGGAACACGCGTACGCTTTGTTGGAACGGAACGATAGCGCGCTGCTTCGCATTCGGAAGCGCGGCGGCGAGCGCACATTCAGGCGCGACGGCGCTGTCGGGCGCCGGACCGGAATGCCAGCGATAACAGACGGTCGGGGTGTTTGGTAGGCGCACGCGAACACGGTGCGCACGGCGTTCAAGCGCGAGCTGTTCAAGCCGAGGGCAGATGGCGCGAGTGGACCAGCCGAGCACGCGCGTCACCTCGATGACGCTGTGCGGTCCGGCCTTCAACAATTCTTCGATGGCGACGTCGAGATCCTCGATCGACACCCTGCGGTCCTGGCGGTCCATCGCGTTACGCCTCCCCGGCTTCGTCGACGACCTTGCGAAGTTCCTGGCGCGCACGGTACTCTGCCGCGCGCCATGCCTGGTCGGTCTTGTTGGCGATCGCCTCTTTGTCGATGGCGCGCCAGATGCGCGCCGCCGTGCCGATCTTGTCGTTGTCGGTGGTCTTGGGCTGTGCCTGGTCTTGCATGTGTTCCTCGGTTCAGTTGCCGCAGAGCTGCAGGTAGAGCTCATCGGGCGCGGCGCGGCCTGGCAACGACATGGCCATGTGCTGGCCATGATCTGGCCATTCCCTCTGCTGCTGGGTGCGCTTATGCTTCTGCTCAGCCGTCCAGCGCTTCAGGAAGGCACGGATGAGGGGGCTGGTCTTGACGTCAGCGAGTTCGCGCTCGGTTTCGTAGTCGACGTAGTCGTCGGCGCTGAGCAGGGCTTTGACTTCGATATTTTTGGCAGACACGGTGATTCTCCTTGTGGGCGGTTCTCGATGGGGTAATTCGACGTGGGTACTTCAGTGCAACGGCTCAAGTGCCACTGCCTGTGCGCAACTTTTCAGGCACATAAAAGCCGCAGGGTTACTGCGGCTCGGATTCAGGGACCGTTCCCTTCTCAACGTGGACTTGCGTCTCCGCCTCGACTTCGTCGGCGAACTGGTTCAGTTTGATCAGGGTCGTTCCAGCTGGGTCATGCTTCCCTGCGAGGATGCGGCTGATAGTGGGCTGCGTAAGACCGGCCCGAGTAGCGATAGCGGTTTGCGACCGTTTGTGCGCTACCAGAAATTGGCATGCCTGCTGAGCTGTACGGAGAGTCATGGTGGGAAGTGAATGGTTGTTTTCGACCATTCTATACGAATCCGTATTGGTGTCAATGCGGAACCGCATAAAGGATTGCATAGATGTATGCGTTAACGCATATTTGCAGGATGAGCAACCCTGCATCCATAATCGCGAAGAACCTCGAATGGCTGATGAGCCAGAGGAAGACGAATCCGTACGAACTGCAGCGCAATACCGGCGTGCCGCAGCCTACAATCCACCGCATCCTGACGGGCGAAAGCAAAGATCCACGCACGAACACACTTCAGCCGCTGGCGGACTACTTCGGCGTATCGGTGGCCGATCTGCGCGAGCGGGATCTGGCAGCGCCGGATGACGTGCTATCTGGGCTGAAGCCGGGTTCGTTCATGCGGGTCGAAAGCGCGGGCCCAGGCGATCCCCGTTTCACCCTCATCCCGAAAGTGCGCTTGCGGCTTACGGCAGGCATCAGCGGGTTCGAGGTCGAGCCGGAATCGTTCGACGGTTCGACGGCGGCAGTGCCGACGGACTGGATCGAGCGCAATGCGTATGACCGCAGTAAGCTTGTAGCGATCATGGTGCGCGGTGAGAGCATGGAAACCACGTTCTACGAAGGCGACCTCGTCGTGGTCAACACCGCAGACCAGAAACTCGTCGACGGCGCTGTGTACGCCGTGAACTATGAGGGCGAGCCCGTGGTTAAGCGCTTGACGCGCGACGCCGGCCAGTGGTGGCTGACCTCGGATAACCCCGACCAGCGCCGCTACTACAGAAGAACGTGTGACGAGAGTACGAAGATCATCGGCCGTGTCGTGCGGAAGGAAAGCGAGCGGTTTTGATGTTGTATTCAGTTCAACGCCTGTGCGAACAGCGCACGGCGGTAGTTCTTGTTGAGCGACGTGATCTGGCCGAGCCGCGAGCGACGTGTCTCATTCAACATCTGCAGGATGAGTTGTCCGCGCCAGTGATGCTGGTTGCGCGTGACAGCGAAGCGTGGATCGGTGCGCGCGCACGTGCAGATTTTGACCCCGAGCCCTTCCTGTACGCGCTGCTGGGCTTGCGCGATATCGACTGGGCGCCACTGCGTCACAGCTGCGAAATGCAGAGGGGCTGAGCATGTTCAATGCCGTTGTGCCCCTGGCCCAGCCCATTATCGCAGTACAGGTCGACGCTACTGAATTGGCCGCCCCATCAGCTCGTGAGCTCCTTTCGCGCATGGAGACTCATTTCATGTGCCCCGTCGTGCTGGTCGCGTGGGACGCAGACGCCCGCTTTATCAGTCTCGGCTTTCCCTGTCCAGAGAACGCGTTAATTAACGACGCCCTCGAATGGCGCGAGTTCGACCTACCCCCTGAACCCGAAATGCCGTTCTGATCCCCCAGCCCGCCGCGAGCGGGCTTTTTTGTACCCCCAACAACTGCCCCCGGTCGATGAGGTTTCGTATCGAACTCGCGAAAAATTATGCGTTTTCGCATTGACTTCCGCAATACGCAAACGTATAGTGTCTTCATCGCAACCGAGCCCAGCAGGGCAGATGGAGACCACGATGAGGCCATTTTTTGTCACGGCACGCACTGCCGCTGGAACCGAGCAGTTCGTCCACTTCGCTGAATCCAGCGGCCGCGCCGCCGAGGACGTCGCCGCGATGTTCGACGAGCCTTGCGGCATCACCATTTTCGCCGAGGCGCGCTGATGGCCCCCGTCGAGCCCGACCGTGCTGCGTTAGAAGCCGCGCGCCGCATGCTCGACACGCCCACGCCGCTCGACGCCCTGCTGGCAGATCCGAGCTTCAAGGTGATCCTGCACACGCTCGCCCGGCGCAAGATGCGGCGGCGCGCGCTGGTCGACGTGAAGAAGCTCCAGGCCAACGACAACGATTAACCACCCACCAACACGAGGAACCCATGTTCACGTCTCTGCACGCGCTCGCCAAACAGGCGACGCTGATGATCACCATAGCCGCCGAGGGCGACGACGAGCTGCGCGTCAACGTCACGCCCGTGCCGGCCGACACGAAGACGAAGGCCAAACTGCCGCAACCGCTGTCGCTGCGCGCCACGCCGGCCGAGTTCGACGCGGACTTCATCGCCGCGCTCGCCACCTGGCAGGCGCCGAAGCGTTCCCTGCTCCAGCAGGCTCAGGACGCCACCTCCACGGCGACCGTCGCGCCGGCCGCCGCCGTTGCAAAGCCGGCAGACAAGCCGCAGGAAAAATCGAAGCCCGGACGCAAGGCGCGCGCCGAAAAGCCGGGAACCTCCGACCCGGAATCGGCCGGCCTGCAGGCGGCCGGTGATGCTACAGGTGCAGCTGGCGCAGCAGCCGACGAGGCCACGGGCGGCGCCGACGCCGCGGCCGGCGCGCCGGGCGTCGGCGCCGACCTCGACCAGGTCGACACCCGCACCCTCGACATGTTCCCCGCATCGGACGCCGCGACGCCGCCGGCATCGGCCGACGACGCGCAGGCCGACGTCGCCCCCGACCAAGTCGCCCCGCTGGACGACGTTTTCTGAAAGACCACACATGGATATCCAGACCCTCACCCGAGAATTCCGCTACAACGGCGTGGCCTTGCCGGATCCTGGCCAGGACCTCAGCCTGCCCCAGGTGCGTGACTTCTACGCCAACGTCTACCCGGAAATCACCAGCGCCGACATCGAAGGCCCGCAGCAGACCGGCGGCAAGGTGATCTACACGTTCCGCCGCGCCGTGGGCACGAAGGGCGCCACGCCGGCGCGCGAGCGCGCGCTGCAGCGGCTGCGCGCCGGCGGCCGCCTGAACGAAGAAGCGCGCCCGGCGCACGTCATCACCGCGGAGCAGGCGCGCCAGCCGCTGGCCCAGCAGCTGCGCCAGCTCATCGATCAGCACAGGCGCGCCGCCGGCCCGCGCTGCTTGGCGCCGTCCGTGAACCACGTGGTGCTGCCGTGACTGCGATGCTTCCCGCTTCCGCCCTGGCCCTGCCCCAGTTCGCGGCCGAGATCCCAATGCGCTACACCGTGCCCGGCGGCGACGCGCTGACGGTACCGCTGACGATCGCGCTGCTGGAAGCCGGCGTGATCAGCGATGCGATGCTGCGCGCGCCGCGCAATGCGCCGCTGGTGGACGTGTTCAGCGCGGACGAACGGCAGCTGTCGGCGCGCGCGCTGTCGCACTGGTGGACGCGCCTCATCCGGAACAACCCCTGCAAGTTCTTCCGCTGGAAGCTGCACGTGCAGCAGCTGGACGAAACGAACTACGACAAGGCGACAACGGCCTGGTTCTGTTGCACACGTATCGATGGGGATATCCCGCGCTTCGCGCTGGCGTCTGGCATCGAGCGACTGGAACTGCTGCGCGAAGGCTTCGGCCAGACCGTCCTGGCGGTGCTGCGGGATGCCACCCTACTGCTGCCGGAATCGTTCAATCCATGGACGGCGCTCGATTGGGCGGACCGAGCCTACTGGAGGGAGTCGCGCGACGACGTCGAGCTCCTCGAGATGCGGCGCGAGGAAGGTGGCTACAAGACGGTCCAAGAACTGCTGGAAAACGAGGACGTGACCACCCGTGCCATATTTTTCGCGGAGGTGCCCGAGTGGGTGTGCGCGCCGAAGCACACGCTGTCGCGAGATGAAATCGCGACGGCCGCCGACGACGACCGCTTTGCACGCCAAGTGATCGAGCTGTGCGATCAAATCCACGAACTGGTCAACCGCCCCGATTTCGTTCTGCATCCGGCCGACAAGGGCGTGTACCGCACCAGCATGTATCCGATTGACGGCTGCATGGTGCTGCTCTGGAAGCCCTTCGATGTCATCGGCGAAACGATCGACGACTACCTGAACGATCTTGGCCAGTGCGGCGAATACATTGAATTCATCGACGCCGCCCCCGTGCCGATGACGGCCGCCGGCATCCGCGAATTTCAGATCCAGACCGAGCAGTGCATCGAAGTTGCCGTGCTGACCGAGCGTCTGGTCCTGCTGTTGGGAGAAAAATATTGAGCCTGCTCGACGTGAAGATCATCGCCGCCGGCGAGACAACGTTGCACCTGACCGGCGCCGTGCTGATGTACCAATCCGACCGCGGCGACGTGTATGCGACGTCGAACCCGGTCGTGCAAGACGCAGCGCATCCGGGTCGCAAGGTGCTTGGCGCCGGCGTGCCGCTGTCGAAAGGCAGCTTGGCCAAGTTCGCCGAGGCAGTTGGCACGGCCACGGCATTTGCCGGCTTCCTGCCGGAGAACCTGCTGTTCACCTCGCCGAACGTGATCGCGTGGTGGACGCCGGCGCAGGTGCGCACGACGTGGTTCAAGGCGGCCGGCACCGGCAAGATCGACGGCCACGGCCCGGCCGCGCACCCGGCGCTGGTATTCGTGGCGACGCCGACCGACTGGTTCGTATTCGCGCTGCGCGACAGCGCTCGGCCGGCGCCGGCAACGCCGCTGTGCCACGCGCCGCACTTCAACGTGTGGGAAGGCGGCAGGATCTGCACCGGCAACGTCGAGCTGCCACCGAACTTCGGCGCCGAGGTTATCCACAGCTACGAGCGCGCGTTCTTCGGCAGCCACTTCACGCACCCGAACCGCGACAAGGCTGTGAAGCACAAAGGCGGCATGCAACAGCTCTGGCGCGACCAGCTGGCCAGCCCCGACGTCGACGCGATGCGTAGCGCGCTCGTCGACGCGAAAGAAACCCTGCAGGAAGCGATCGCCCGTATCGCGGCCCGCTCCACCAATTAAATGAAAGAGGATCACATCATGGACAAGCAAGAATTCACCAGCAAATTCGACGAGCTGCTCGACATCACCCGCGGCTCCTTCTCGACCTTCCTGCAGACCGCCGAAGCCGTGCTGCGCGAGGCCCGCCCGCTGCCGCTGGCCGTCGACGAGGTGACGGCGCCGGCCGAAGCGCTGCAGATGGACCTGGCCCTGCTGGTCGCCGCGCCGGTCGCCGCCGTGCCGCGCCACGCGCCTTTCCATCCGCTGCAGGAGAACGGCCACCGCTTCCTGCTGGCCGAGGATGGACTGCACCTGGAAGTGCGCCGGCCGTGGCTGCACTACATCCACCAGCTGGCCAAGCAAGCCGCGGTCGCGATCCCGTACGGCGCGATCGCCAGCAAGTTTGAGCTCGACTTCGGGAAGATCGGCAGCGCGCTGCCGCAGATGAAGGAATTCGCGGCCAAGGCCAAGGCCGATGCGCCCATCGAGGCGGCGGCCAGCCTGCTGTGGAACCATCGCGAGCGGACTTGGCGCATTGCGTATCCGGACATCATCGGCGAAGCGACGGCGAACCACATCAATTACCACCAGGTGGAGCCGGGGCCCGACGAAAGCATCGTGATCGACCTGCACAGCCATGGCCACGCCGGCGCGTTCTTCAGCGCGACCGACGACGACGACGACCGCGGCGCGGTGAAGATCTCGGCCGTGTTCGGGAACCTGGACACCGACAAGCCGACGGTGGCGTTCCGGCTGTGCGTGCTCGGGCTTTACGTCCCGATCAACGTGCCGGCCGAGAAAATCTTCGGGTGATCGCATGCCGCACACCACCCCATCCCACATGCTAAGCCACCCGGTACGCATCGCTCTGATCGGCTGCGGCGGCAACGGTTCGCAGATGCTGACCGGCCTGGCGCGCCTGAACCACGCAATCACCGCGCTCGGCCACCCTGGCCTGCACGTGAAAGCCTACGATCCGGACACCGTCAGCGAGGCGAACATGGGCCGCCAGCTGTTCGGCGCATTCGATGTCGGCGCCAGCAAGTCCATCGTTCTGGTCGACCGCATCAACGCGTTCTTCGGGTTGAACTGGGAAGCCGTGTACGGCCGCTTCGATGAGGACGATCACCGGCAGTTCGGCATGGCCATCGCGTGCGTCGACAGCGCGCGTGCGCGCCACGAGATCCATCACAAGCTGCGGCGCCAAGGCGTGCACTACCTGATGGACCTGGGGAACCGCGCGGCCGACGGCCAGGTGCTGTTCGGCGAGCTGACGGACCAGCCGCGGCTGGTCGACCCGATCTGCTCACGGTTGCCCAGCCCGTACGACGTGCTGCCCGAACTTGTAGACCTGCAGGCGAAAGAAGACGACACGCCGAGCTGCGGCCTGGCCGAAGCGCTCGAGCGCCAGGAGCTGTTCGTGAACCAGTCGATCGTGACGCCGGCGCTGTCGATCCTGTGGGAATTTTTCCGCCACGGCCGCCTGACCTGGCACGGCGCATTCGTGAACCTGCGCACCGGCACCATGCGGCCGCTGAACGTGCGTGAGCCGGCCGCGGCGCCGGCCGAGACAAAGGGGGAATGAAGGCATGAACGAAATCAGGACCTGGCGCGAACGGATTGGCGTCGGCGCGAACTTCCCGCTGCACGTGCCGACGGATGTTGAGCGCGCGATGGAAGCGGAGATCGCGGAGCTGCGCGATCACATTGCCCAGCCGGCCACGTTACTGGGGGAGGAAGAACTGGCAGGCCTGCGCCGCTTCGACGAGTGCGCCCGGGACGGCGAGGGCTACGACGTGCCGGCGGAAATGATGGCGCGCCTGGCGGAGATCGGCGTCGTTCGTCGGCTCGCCGGCCGCTACTTCAGCGTGACCGAGTTCGGCGCGCGTGTGCTGGAAATAGGATGAAGCATAATGGATACTTTTTTGACAACTGATGCAGTTGTACAGCTGACCGGCCGGCGACGGAAATCGAATCAGATCAAGAAACTGCGGGAGCTGAACTTGCCATTTTGGGTCAACGCCGTCGGCGAGCCGATTGTCCCCCTGGCCGCGATCGAAGGACGGAAGGCGGCGCCACAAGAAAAAGTATGGGTAATGCCAAGGCGAAACGATGGGAAGAAAAAACACTCGTAACCTGAACATGCCGCCGCACATGCATCCGCGGACGCAGCGCAGCGGCAAGGTCTATTACTACATGTACCAGAAGGGGGAAGACGGCAAGCGGAAAGAAATCGCACTCGGCGAAGATTTCATCCTGGCGCTCAAGAAGTACGCCGAACTGAACGTAGTTGTAGCGCCCAGCGCCGGCGCCACGTTCTCCGATGTCTACAAACGCTATCTGGTCGACGCCTTGCCGAAGCTGTCGAAGAATTCGGCCAGAATGTTCAAATCGGATATCAAGCACCTGCTCGAGGCGTTCGCGGATGCGCCGCTCAGCCAGATCAAGCCGATGCACATCCGCCAATTTCTTGACGACCGAGATGACATTCCGACGACGGCAAACCGGTGCAAGCGCGTGTTTTCGACGATGTGGAACAAGGCCCGGGGCTGGGGGTATACGGATCTGGCAAACCCTTGTGAAGGCATCGAGGGGCATTCGCTGGCGAAGCGGACGGTGTACATCAGCGACGAGGTATTCAGGGCCGTATGGGCCAGCGCGAGCGAGCCATTGCGTGATGCGATGGACCTGGCCTATCTGACTGGCCAGCGGCCGGCGGATGCGCTCAAGCTGAGCGAACACGACATCATCGATGGCCACGTTATTGTCACGCAGGAGAAGACCAAGCAACCACTGCGCATCAAGATCGTCGGTGAGCTGGCGACGCTGCTGGCCCGCATCGAGGCGCGCAAAGCGGATTGCAAGGTGAAGACCTCGGCGCTGCTGGTCAACAAGCAGGGGAAGCGTTTGACCGGGCCGACGTTGCGTTCGCACTTCGACAAGGCCCGTATCGCGGCGGCGGCGGCGACGCCAGAGCTGGCCGAGGACATCAAAAAAATGTGGTTCTACGATCTGCGCGCGAAGGCAGCGGACGACACGGCAGATGGACGAAGCGAGCAGGAGGCAAGCGATTTGCTGGGCCACGAGGACGTCCGAACGACCCGGCGCCACTACCTGAGACGGGGGAAAATCGTCGCTCCGACGAAATGAAAAAAAGGCTTTTGTGGAGCGGCGCTATTTTTGTGGAGCGGCCGATGTCCATTTTCGGCCGTTTTTCATTGGAGCGGGTGAAGGGAATCGAACCCTCGTCGTAAGCTTGGGAAGCTTCTGCTCTACCATTGAGCTACACCCGCGTTGCCCGCATTCTACGCGGGATTGGGTCGGATTGACAACGCCGCCTAGCGCGCCGACTGGCGCCGGAAGTAGCGTTGCGACGGCATGTCCACGGCGTGGTGCAGCAGCACCGACAAGATCAGGACAGCCACGAACGACAGCCACACGTACAGCTGGTTGATGTGGTGCGTGTCCGCCACGAAGGCGGCCTTCAGCAGGTCGTAGACGAGGTAGTGGACCATGTACGTCGAATACGAGATCTCGCCCAGGTACACGAGCACCGGGGTGCACAGCGTGG